GTGTATGTGCAGCAGTAACAGATGTAAAGAAGTTCTGTGCTATACCAAAGTTAAGTGATACAGATGCCACACCATCAATCGCAGTAGTATGTACAGCCGCCGCACCAGATTCTGTTAACTGTAACTGTCCTTGCAGAGAAGTATTACCAGATACTCTTACAGTACCAAGAAAACCAGAGTTACCTGTAATCGTAGCTGTGCCTGTAATGTGTGCAGTACCTTCCAAAGATGTAGCACCACTTACTCTAACACTTCCTAGAAAACCACTGTTACCTGTAATGGTAGTAGCACCTGTTACTTTAAGTGTACCTACTAGCTGACTATTACCTGATACACAAACATCATTATTAAACTCTGCCTTACCTCCAACAACCAGAGCAGCCTCAAGAGAAGTTGCTCCACTTACTCTTACAGTGCCAAGAAAACCAGTATTACCAGTAATTGTAACAGTACTGAGAAGATTAGTTGCTCCGCCTACGCTTAGTGTAGAAGCAAGCGATACTGCTCCAGCAACAGTAAGCGTACTGTTAAGATCAACTGCACCCTCAAGAGAGGTTGCTCCAGCAACTCTTAATGTACCTCCAAGTACAGTATTACCGCCTACTGATGCAGCAGCTTTTAAATGTGTTGCTCCTTCAACAGTTACAGTAGAAGCAAAGTTTGCTGCCCCGCCTACGCTTAGTGTAGAAGCAAGTGATACTGCCCCTGCCACAGTAAGTGTACTATTAAGATCAACCGCACCCTCCAGTGACGTTGCTCCTGCAACTCTGAGTGTGCCTCCAAGAACAGTGTTACCACTTACTGATACGTCATCTTTAAATGTTCCTATTCCAACAACTGTTACAGTAGAAGCAAATGTAGCTGCACCCCCGACTGAGACAGTGCTTTGAAGATGTGCTGCCCCAACAACTGTAACTGTACTGGCAAAATTAGCTGCACCTACAACAGATACTAAGGCACCAAGTCTGGTATTACCAACAACTGTTACTGTACTGAGGAAGTTACTGGCTCCTCCTACGCTTAGTGTAGAGGCAAGAGATACTGCACCTGTGACACTAAGAGTACCACCTATTGATACATTGCCACCAACTGCCAGATTACCACTGACAGATACATCTCCATCATATGTAATACCTCCAGCAGCAAAGAGTGTCCCACCAACTGATACATTACCAGCTATATCCATATTACCACTGACAGAGACATTACTTTTAAATGTACCTGCGCCAACGACTGTGACAGTAGAAGCAAAGTTAGAAGCACCTCCTACACTCAGTGTAGATGCAAGACTTACTGCTCCACCCACTGTGACTGTGCCACCAAGATTAGTATTACCACTTACAGAGACATCATCCTTGAATGTACCTATACCAACTACAGTAACTGTGGATGCAAAGGTAGCTGCTCCTGCAACAGATACTGTACTCTGTAGATGAGCAGCGCCTACCACGGTAACAGTGCTGGCAAAGTTTGCAGCACCTACAACAGATACTAAGGCACCAAGTCTGGTATTACCAACAACTGTTACTGTACTGAGAAAGTTAGAGGCACCTCCAACACTCAGTGTAGATGCAAGGCTTACTGCTCCACCCACTGTGACTGTGCCAAGTAATCTGGTATTACCGCTAACTGATACATCATCTTTAAATGTACCTGCACCAACCACAGTAACTGTTGATTGAAAAGTAGCAGCACCAACTACATTAGATGTACCACTTACAGAGAGATTGCCACCTATGTTAACAAAGCCTGATACAGAAATATTACTTGTAACACCAAGTTGGGCTTCTACATTAGTTAGATTTCTACCATCTCCATAATAGAATGCAGCCGTTACATTACCAACTACATTTATATTTCCACTTACTGACACATCAGTAGCAAAGTTTGCAATCCCTCCTACACAAACAGAAGAAGCAACATCAAGGCGACCACTGACTGATACATCATTATCAAACTCTGTTTTAGAGGTAAAGGTGGCAGCACCAGCTACATTGAATGTACCACCAACTGTTACATTATTTTTCAGGGCTGCTGTATTTTCTATTGTAACTGTAGATTTAAAAGTAGCTGCACCAACTGCTGTTACAGTGCTTTGTAGTTGGGTTGCGCCTGACACAGTTACCGTACTGGCAAACTGTGCAGCGCCTCCAACTGATAGAGTTGACTGTAGATGTGCAGCACCGACAACTGTGGCAGTTCCACCTACATAAAGGTTGCTACCCACCGTGGCATTACTTACTGATATATTACCAGCAATCGTAGCAGTCACACCACTAAGGTTTGAACCGTCACCGAAGAAAGCACTGGCACAAACTTTATCATCTACATGAAGATTATTATCCAGAGAAACAGAACCTGTTACACCCAGCGCACCTGTAATCTGTACAGCATTAGTGGCTACTTTTATCGCAGTATTTGTTCCATCTCCAGTTTGTACAGCTTTAAGGGACGTATCAACACCTGTATTGCTTACAGCAGAGCTAACAAGTATAATCTGTTTGTATGTATTTGATATTAGTTCGCCTGTCAAGTCACTCATATTCCATTCCAATACTTATCTGTTGATCCCCAAGCAGTGTTGGCTTGACTCCAAGTTAAATTACGACCGCCCGTATCTGGGCGAGGATTAAGAATAGCAGGATTGTCTCTTACATCAGGTACTTTATTTTGGGGATGATTCTTTAGATCAAACTGCCCCTCAAAATCTTCTGGACATACCAGCAAACCATAACTGTTCATTTGCATCAGTCTGTGTGGATATACAAAACTGCATATGTCACACATTGCTAATGCATTTTTAGCACTTGCCATTAAATGTACCTAAGTCTAGGTATAAGATACATAGACGACCTTTCTCTATCTTCTGAGAAAGCATTTGCCAATGTTTCTTCATAAATTGCTTTTAGCATCTGAATACGACCGGCATCAATACCGGGGCGCTTCATAGACATGTAGTAAGAAAGACCCATTGTAAGGCACGGTAAAAATCTTTTAGGTACATCAGCATTTTGTATTGCTGATTTATTAACATCCTGCATTTCACTAAAAATTTCTACTTTCATAATATCAGTAGAGTTTTCAGGAAGAGGCCAAACTGACATTACAGGATTATCTCTACCCCTGCGAATAGAATACTGTAAAGGTCTACCTGTCTGTGTTTTATTAGGAATCAATAAATACTCTTCTGGCGTTATACGTTGCAACTGCAAATCTGTATTATCTCTATTAAGAACCACTTCAAGAGCGTCTATAGTTGATCCAGCTAGATTATACTCAGCTATGCTGGATGTAACTGTTATAGAAGAAACACTTGTAGTCCATAACAGTATACCACGGTTTTGCCAATCTCGCAACATTAAATTAATAGAACGACGGGCAGAAGCTGGTTCATGACCAAGGGTGTCCTCACCCCCAATCATTTCTATTGCTTCTTGAATTACCTCATCTATATCAAGATTAAAGTCATATGTACCTGATGTAGCCATTATGTTCTAAACCTCTTTGTTTTTCGTGCTATCTTTTTGGGCTGCTTCACGAACTGTTTTCCGGCAGCAGTCCCCTTTCTCTTTGCTTTGGTGGTCGCTGCATATTCCTTTGTTGAAAGAGATTTGATAGCTTTCGCTGGTAAATACCGCTCCCCAGTTTTGCTGGAAGGCTTCCCTGATTTTGTTTTCCATTTTTGCTTTGTCCACTTTGATAGTTTATTGGTAGATTTTTTCTTACCGCTGTACGATCCACCAGAATCTTTATAGTACTTAACAGCAAGCTGCATTGCACGGGCAGAATGTTTACCACCCATCTTGCGCTTTGCTCTGGACTTAGCAGCGGCCCACTTCTTTGGGTCACGCTTAGTGGCTGTGCCGCCTTTCTTACGTAGAATCATCAGCGACCTACTTTTTTCATTGCTTTCTTATGAGAAGCACTAAAAGTTTTGCCCTTCTTCATGGCAGTTTTCATACTAGACATATGTTTCTTAGTATGATGTTTAGAATGCTTTTTAAGTGTACTCTTTTGTCTAGGTGTAATTTTTTTCAACTAACATCTCCATCTTTTTCTGGCTTGTCTTAGCCGACTATTGGGATTTCCAGCAGCCTTTGGAAACTTTTTCATCTGTCCAGCCGATCTGGCACAGTATGATTTACGTCTTGTTGCACGTTTACCTGTAGGTTTTTTTTCTGTAACGGCTGTCTTTAGTTTAGAACCGGGGTTTTGTCTACGATACTTGGCAACACCTTTCTTAGTCATACCAGCACCAGACTTGGTAGGACGCTTCATGCCCCTGCCAATAGTCATACCCTTCATATTACTAGGTTTTCTTTTTTTCTTTACTGCCATATGTATACCTAAATTTTTTTCCTATATAGTTACAAAGACTATTTATATATTCATTAAAATCTTTATAGTCTTCTTTATTAGGTTTAGTACCTGAATGATCTATTAAAGTAGGATCGTCATATCCTTCCTGAACAGATTTATTATACTGTTTTAAAAATTCTTCAGTAACCACGAAGAGCTTTACCGTAGCCTCGTACTTGTCCTCCCATACGACGCTTTACTTTACCACCATACTTTTTAATCTCAAAGCCACTTGAAATTAGTTCTTCAAGTTCTTTACCAGTAGGCATCATTTCACGACCTTTTCTGCTCAATCCCATTTCT